CTTGCCTTCAATTCTTCTTTAAGCTGCTCTTTGCTCATTTGAGATATTTTTTTAAGCTCTTCTATCTCTTCATTAGCTTGCTTTTTCCTTAAATTTATCTGATCCTTTATATTTTTTTCTTTATCTTCATACTCAGCTTTTAGGCTCTTATCCTTTGTATCAGTTCTCATTTTCTTTAAAACATCTAGTTGCTGCTCTAATGCTTTAACATCCACATCTAACTTAGCTTTAACATTACTTATCTCAGCCTCTATCATTTCAGCTACTTTCTTTGAAGCACTTTTGACTGAGTCTGAGTTATTAGCTATACCTTCAGCTAATCCCTCATCTATGAATTTACCTATTTCAACCATTACACGAGAAGGAGAATGAATATCAAGTTTTTCCTTTATGCTTCTAGTTACATTAGCCGCCAAGTTCTTTCCAGCCTCTAACGCATTGCCAGCAAAGTTTTTAATACCATTTGCAAGTCCTTGCACTATATTTTGACCTACCTCAAGCATTTTATTAGGTATCTCTTGAACTTCTTTCAAAATAGATTCTCCTACATTTTTAGCTGCCACTTTCACATCTTCTAACTTATTATTTATACCCTGTCTCATATTCTCAAACATTGTATTTGCCTTTTCTTTAAGTTTTGAAGGTAAAGTGTCGAACCAATTTATAGTTTCATTCCATTTAGTTAAAATGGTAGTTTTTATTTCAGAACATTTCTTAGTTATTTCATCTTTTTTCTCTTGGAAGGACTTTGCTACATTATCTTTTAATTCAGCTACCTTTTCTGAAACTGAATCACACATCACCTGCCATTTTGATTTTATTTCTCCAGTTTCCCAATCAACATTATCAACATGGTCCTTAGCCTGTTTTTTAGCTTCCATTACAATTTCTTCATGCATTCCTTGAGCTTGATTTACAGTAACTTCTTTCTGATGCTTTGCTGCTGATATTAGTTTTTGTGCCTGCTCATCAGTAATGGTTCCGAGTTCATCCCTTTGCTTTTGAATGTTCTGAACAGTTTTATCATATTGTTCTTCTGCATCCTTAATAACTTTATCCCTTTGAGTAGCACTATTTTTTACTACTTCTGATGCCTGTTCTGCTGAAGAAATACTAGCATTATTTTTCTGCCTTTCTAATAAGCTTTTTTGCTCGCGCTCACTTTGAGACATTGACTTTATTGCATCTTTCATCATGTTATCTCTGATTGTATTTATCTCATGCCATTCCTCAGTAGTTAATTGTCTATTTTTATTAGATGCATTTGTCATTATCTCATTTATTCTATTTTGCCCTTGCTCTACAGTTTGTTTTTGAAACTCGTAACTATTTTTCATTTTTTCTAATATTTCTTGATTTTCTCCACTTTGTAGAGCCTGTGCCTGATTTAAAAAGTTACTCATATTGTTATAATCTTCATCAAACTTTTGTTTCATATGAGAAGTTATTTGATTAGACATTTCAGCGAAATTATTTGAAATTGCTGTAGCAGCTTCTTTTGATACCTTTTCATTTTTAATCTTCATGTTAGTGAGAATTTGCCCTGCATCATTGTCCAATTTTTCATAAGCTTCTACAGCTTTTATAGTACCTTCTGAAATCTCACTTCCAAACTTCTGTGTCTCTATACTAGCTTTACTAAAATGCTTATATAATGCTACTCCCCCAGCGGTTAATCCTGCTATTGTGGCTATTGCTATTCCAACAGGTCCTGAAAGAACTGTAAAAGCTGATGCTAGTGCTCCTACTGCTGGTGTTGCTGCTGTAGCTCCAGTTGTTACTACTGCTATTGCCCCACTTACAGTAGAAAACCCTACTGATATTGCTCCTATACCTTTTACTAGTTTAGAACCTACTAATAGAGCTGGTCCAATTGCAGCTACTAGAGCACCTATTTTTACAATATTCTTCTGTTGCTCAGGATTTAATTGAGAAAACTTTTCTGTTACTTCAGAAACTTTAGCTGCCATATCTTTAATTACTGGTAATAAATTATTTCCTATCCTTCTAGCTGAATCTATAATTTGATTTTTAGTTATTGCAAGTTGACTTTCTGTAGTAGCATATCTTTGATTAGCTTCATTAACGAGTGCTGTGTTTTCTTTCCATGCTTGAGTTCCAATGCTTATTGACTTATTAAATAGGTCTCCTGCTCCTGCGGCCCTTAAAAGTGCATCTCTCATTCGAACTTCAGATATACCCATATCATCAAGTACTTTAATAGCACTTACGCCCTTTTTCTCTGATTCAGCCAAACCTTTAATAAATTGTATAAGCGCTCCAGCAGCATCATCCTTATAAGCTTTTTTGAACTGGCTTGAACTCATTCCAGCTACTTTTGCAAAATCTTCTAATGAATCTCCACCTTTTTCTACTGCTAGTTGCATATCTACCATTACTTTAGATACAGCACTTCCTCCAGCTTCTGCCTCAATACCAACAGAAGAAAGCCCAGCAGATAATCCCATAATTTGTGCTTCAGTTAATCCTACTTGTTTTCCTGCCCCTGCAAGTCTCATACCCATAGCCACAATATCAGCTTCAGTAGTAGCCATATTATTACCAAGAGCAACTATAGTAGATCCCAGTTTGTCAAAGTCCTTTTGAGACATTTGAGTTATATTTGCAAACTTAGCAAGTTGTGAAGCTCCTTCTTCTCCAACTAAATTTGTTGCATTACCTAAATCAATTATGGTTTTAGTGAACCCTAGTATATTATCTGTTTTAATCCCTAACTGTCCTGCTGCTTCCGATACATGAGCAATATCGTCTGCACTAGTAGGAAGAGTTTTTGACATGTCTACTATGCCTTTTTCCAATTGCTTAAATTGCTGTTCTGTTCCATCAACAGTCTTTTTTACACCTGCAAAAGCGCTTTCAAAGCTAATTGATGCCTTTGTACCTATTGCCGCAATTGCAGCTATTGGAGCTGTAACAGTAGTTGTCAGAGCCTTTCCACTTGATTCCATCTTCTTACTTACATCATTAAAACCTTTTGCAACTCCATCTAATTTAGTTGAAAGTTTAGTCCAGTTACTACTTTGCTGTTCTATAGTTTTACTTGTTTTGGACAATTCTCCTTCCATTTCTGAAAGTTTTGTTTTTGCATTATTTGTCTTTATTGTCCAATTATCTATGGCTTTAACATTGCTTCGTATCTTTTCTTCATTCTTTTCAAATTCCTTTGATAATTGCTCATATGTTGTTTTTAGCTCTTTAGTTTTTTCATCATTTTCTCCAAGAGCCTTTTTACTATCTTCATATGCTTTTTTAGTAACTTCAACTTTATCTCTAAGCTCAACCTGCTTCAGAGCTGTTTTTTCTAAAGTTTCTTTGCTAGCTTTTAATTTTGCTTCATGGTCATTTACAACCTTGGACTGAACTTCCATAGACTTAGAAAGCATAACTTGTTTAGCTTTTAATCCATCTAATTCTTTACCATTTTCCTTTAATCCTGATGTTAGATTTTTAAAGTCACTCTGAATAACTCTCATTTGCCTATTTAGATTATTTACACCTTCATTAAAGCTAGAGTTTTCCATGGCTACCCGAACTACCAAGCTTCCTACATCTTCTGCCATATATTAACCTCCTTTCCTTAAAAAATAAAAGAACTTAGAAATTAATCTAAGTTCTTATAACCATCCAACTTCGTCAATATATACATCTTTTTCAACTCCAGCTCTCCTACTTGGATTATCTTTAAGTCTGTATGCTAATATATCAAAATAATAGAAAATATCCATATTATCAATATCCAATGTGGTCCATCCTTGATCTATCAAATTGCTGTATAAATCTAAAATGAAGTCATCAACAGTTACTGTATTTCCATCCCCTTTACCCCCTTCACTTAGTTTTTTACAACTTCATTAAATCCATTTATTATAGCTGTCATATCCTCTAAAACCTTATTGAAATATTTTTGTGCTGGAAATCCATCTAGCAAATTATCTACAGTGAACTTTTTCCCATATATATCACACATATACTCAGCTGTTTCATCCACTACCTCAGAAGTGAAACCCTCAGCTACTTTTTCACTTAATTTTAGAGTATCTTTTAATTTTCTAGTGCTTATAAAAGGCGCTGTAAAAGTCTTTTCTTTCCCATCTATTAATAATGTTATTTCCATTTAATATCATCCTCTCTTTTTTAACTTACTTTATGGTGTAGTTGGCTTTACACCTGTTTTAAGGAAATCTACGGTAAAGAATTCCTCTACAGTTGGTGCTCCTGTTTCATCAGTATCTGCTGTTATTTTATATGTTCCATCTTTGATTCTAGGCATAAATTTCAACTTAATCTTTTGGGTTTGGAATCCAATCTTATCTTCCTTTGTTTTCCCTTCTTCTTCTAATGGCTCTGCTTTTCCTTTTGTAAGCCATACCAATCTAAACGCTTCTGTACTTGTTTTACTTCTAGACTTTGGTGCTTCAAATCCAAAAGCTATCTCTGGTGGGTTAAAATCTTTATTTTCTATTAAAACCCCATTTTCATACTTATATCCTAAAAAATCTGCTCTTTCTTGTAATGTTAAGTCTGCCACGTCTATTTCAACCTCTATTGCTCCTAATGCTGATGCTGTCTCAAGCAATTGGTCATCTCCGTAAAGTTCAGCACTATCAACCTTAGGAACTACTTTTATGCTTCTAGCTCCTATTAGTTTTTTAATTATTGTATCGTACTCTATTAAATCAGTAGTATCCTTTTTTAATGCTATATATCTAAAATTTCTTAATCCTTTAAGTGCCATTTTATACACTCCTCCTAATTTTCTATATAATAAAAGAACCTCAATACCTTATGAAAAGTACTAGTATCTGGTTCATATGGTGCATCATGTATTGTTCTTTTCTTAAATCCTGCTTGCTTAAGTAGCTCTTTTGTGCTTTCTTTTATACTTTCTGTATCTTCTTTACTCCATATATCTATTTGCATGTAAAATCCTGTTGCTATCTCTACATCATCTGCAAATACTTCTCCCTGCTCGTTGTAGCAAAAGAATGTTATATAAGTAGTCTCCCTTCCTGTATGCTTTTGAAACTTTATAGGTATTCCCAATGGTTTTAAAGTATCTTTAATTAATTCATTAATATTTATATAAATCACCTACTCTAAGTTTAAACCTCTTCTAACTTCTTCTTTTATTATTTCTATAGCTCTATTTTTATTTTTCTCATAAGCAGGACCCAAATATGGTTTAGCTACAATCTTTGAAGTACCAAACTCGTGGAATTTCATATAAAATATTTCTGAAATATCCCCTTTTCCTATTCCAATTAGAACGTATTTCGTATCACCTTTAAATTTAGGTCTACTTATTTTTAGTCCTATCTTACCCTTACCTGTCATTTCAGGAGCATTTTTAATAGCATCCTCAAGAATGGGTTCAGCCGCTTTCAATAAAGCCTTATTTTGAATTGTGTTCCCTCTTTTTCCTAGTTCATTTACCTTAGCAAGAAGTTCATTCATTCCTTCCACTTCTAAATCAGCCATCTTTAGATCACCTCCAGTTTAAACTACTGTATTTTTAAAGTTAAAATTATACATGGAGGATTACTATCATATATTTCTTGCATTAACTTAATGTCGTACTTGCCTTCCCCTTCAATTTCTACTGTATCAAAAGTATCAATTCCATTAACAAGAGGTATTTTTATAACTCTATTTATTTGCATTTGACTAGCAGCTGCTGCCCAATACCTCTTATAACCTAGCACTTTTTTACTAAAGTTAAGTCCACTATATTTATTTGATCTCTTTCCTTCATCATCAACGGTATATATATCACATATACCATCATTAAAACTAACAAATTCAATGTTTTTAGGTTTTATTTTCATGATGTTACCTCAAAGGCTTCTACTTGACATCTAAGATGTAAGCTCGTAAGCTCTGAAATAAAATTATTTTCAAACATTTCAAGCGCATGGCTATTGGCATACCTACAATAATCAAGTAATAATTCTCTTGGAGAATCTTCAGCTTTAAAATCAAGAGAAGCGCCTGCAATTTTCTCCAAGCGCTTCATTCCTCTCTGTATCATGCCAGAAAGGTTTTTATCTGTTTTTTCATCTTGCCATGTTATATGAAGATAATCTCTTACATCTTGTAACAATGCTTTTAATTCATCTTCTGACATTTAGATCACCTCAATTATGCCTGTTCTTTTGTCATAACTACATTTGTAACAGCTACTTCAGGAACAGCAGGCTGTAATCCGCTAATATCCGCATAAACAAAAGCATTATTATCAAGTGGCTCACCATGACCATATAATTTAATAAGATATACTCTCTCATCTTCAAGGAACTTATATTCATCTGAGTATTCAATTTTACCACTCTTTTCAGTTCCTACTCCCATAAAGTACCTATTACCAAGTCCAAATATTGCTTTCCCTTCTGGAACTTGAATTGATTGAATTGGTTTTGTTGGGAATGGAAATACATCATTAACATACTTTCCATCAGCTCCTCTAACTGTTGTAGCTGGCATAACCTTTTGTAAATAATCAACTGGATTAACTATTAAAAGAACTTCTTTTACAATTCTTGATTTACCATTTGGACCCTTTGCCATTCCTGCAATCAGTGTTCCATATGTTTTAGGATCAAGACTTGTAACAGGAACTGTAGCCTTTAATGGATAAACTCCATCGGTTACGGTTACACCTGCACCTACTTGTCTATTCATTCCGATAGGCATATCTTTACCAGTACCATTTATAATAGCTTCTTCAAGTCCATTTGATAAAGCTTCTCCTAGTATTGCTCTTACATATCTATCGAGCCATACAGGTCCTAAATCTAACATTGACTTAGCAACTGGCAAGAAGGCTGATAACTTATGCAATCCCATATTAATTTTCTTAAACCCACTAGTTAGTTCTTTTACAATCTCAGAAGTTAAAGTCCCCCATGTTGCTAGTTGGCTGCCATTTGAATTTACGATGAATTCAATTAGTCCACTTGTATTTTGAAAGTTAATCTCATTTAATAAAGGGTGACTTTCTATAAGATCTTCAAATACTGCATCAATAACAGTCTTTGGCATTACCGCATCTAGATCAGTTAATGCCTGCTTTGGATTTGAAGTACTCATTGCTCCAATAACCTTTTGATAGTATTTGCTTTCTTCTGAAGTTAATTGTCTAACCCCTCTTCCAACTAGTACATTCGTATCAACTGTTTGTACTAGTCCTTTTGCCTCTTCAATTACTGCTTCTTGTATGTTTTCCGTAAACTCAGTAAATGCTTGAGCAAAAGCCTCTTCATTTCCGTCTTTCATTGCCTGGTTAAGTTTATTCATAATTTCTACTTTTCTTTGCTTTAATAAATCTAAACTTTTCATATTTTCTTACATCTCCTTATTAGCGAACAATGCCGCCATTAATTTTATAGTTTTATTTTCTTTAGGTTCATTAGGTGAAGTTTCTTGATGTTTGGGAACTATAATACTTTGTGTAAGCTCTCTTGCTTGTGCTGCTAAGGCTCTATTGTAACTTATTTGTTGTTCAAAAGACTTATTGACCTTTTGTAATAATTGCTTAGCTTCTGTCAAATCAGCTTCTTGAGCAATTATTTCATCACATAAACCATACTCTAAGCATTGTGCAGCAGTTAGCCAACTCTCTGCATCTAATAATTCAATAAGTTTTTCTTCTGTGATTTTTCCATTAGATTTTTCCAAATAGGCTTGTCTATTTCCTTGCATTATTACATCTAGATCATCAGCTGCCTTTCTTAATTGTCTTGCGTTACCAGCAACTACATTCCACATATTGTGTATCATTTGCATTGTATTTGAATACATAATTACTTTATCGCAGCCAGTTAATATAAAGGATGCTGCTGAACAACCAAATCCATCTACATATCCAGTTACAAATGCAGAATGTCTTTTTAGTTGATTTCTAATTGACATAGCTTCATAGACTGAGCCTCCGAAAGAATTTACATATATGTTAATATTCTTCACATCAGGATATTTAGCCAGTTCATTCCTAAAATGGTTAGCTGAAGTTTCACTTTCTACCTGTTGCCATTCCCACCAGTCAAAATAATCCGCTTGAACATCACCATAAATATACATATCTAAAATGCCTGCATCTATTATTGACTGTTTTAATTCCCATGTTCTTTTACTCAACTGTTTCACCTCCTTTCAAATCCTCTATATCTTGATAGTTTTTAGTCATCCAATGCTTTTTACTAAAGTCAGTATTCAATGGAACATCCCCTGCCTTTTCCCTCAATTCATCTATGCTATAGCCACCACTTGCAATAATTTTGTCAAAAGCCTCTGAGATATTGAATATGTCAATATGCTTAATACAAGTTGTATCAATTTTCATATATGAACCACTTAAAAATGCACTTTTCCCATATCTCTTGCGGTTGTTTTCTTCGCTTAGTAAGTCACTTAATGGATCTACACAAAACGTAAGGTAATTATCAGTTATCTTGCCTATATCAGCTATATCTCCACGTAGTAAAGATGGAGGTATCTTGAATGCTTGAGCTGCCCTTTCAAAAGATTCCTTAGTTATTGCAAAGATATCAACTATATCACTTGTGGATTTTTTATTTCCTTCTCCGCTTTGTTCTGTATAGGTGAATC